GTAAATTATGGTAAATGGGAAAAAGCAAGAGAAGAGTTTAAGAAGCAATGTTGGGAAGAGTTTAAAACTAAATACCCTAATTGGGAATCTTGGAGTGGATTTACACGAGGTTATAATTGGAATGAATTTTATAGAAACAAATATAAGCAGTGGAACAAAGAGAACTCTACAAAAGTCCCAATTACTGATAATGCTGGAAATACTATTGGAACAGAATGGAGGCCTAATTATAAATATAAATCAACTCAATTTGATGAGTTAACAAAAAAATATCCAGGAATACAAACATATTTAGCTGAGTTAACTCAGATTAAAAAGGAGTTAGATGATTTACTTCCAATGGGGGCTAATCATAGTTGGAGAGCTCCCCAATTTAAAGGCACTTTTATGAATAAAGTGCAAAATAAAAATATGCTTATGTCCAAAGGCAAAGCATATAGAAAGTCAATTAGAGACACTCTTCTTGAAACTTTTTGTGAGTCTAGTGAAGACACAGATTATGGAAGTTTGAATGAAATGACTAATCCTAAGGATGAACTCATGGGTACTCCATTGGATTTTGAAAAAGAAAAACCACATAGACTTCCTTTATTTGGTATAAATAAGCTTGAAGATATGACTCAACTGTCTACTGATATATTTCATAGCTTGTTATCTTATGCTTCTATGGCAAGTAGCTATAATGCATTAGATAAAGTTGTAGATGCAATTGAAGTGGGCAAAGCTGCACTTGAAAATAGACACATACATATCAATGGTAAAGATGAGCAGGAAAGAGTAGCAATGAAAAAATCTAGAGCTTATACTAGATTTTTAAAATACTTAGATAGGCAAGTCTACGGAATAAGTGCTACACATTATGGTATTACTTTATTTGGCCATAAAGTATTATTAAATAAATGTATAGGGTTAATAAATAGATTAGGCTCTTTCATTTATCTTGCAGGTAATGTTTTAGGTGGCTGGGTTAATACAGGAACTGGTTTTATTGAAATATTTAAAGAAGCAATGGCTGCTGAATATTTTTCACCAAGAGACTGGTGGAATGCAAATGTTGAATATTTTAAATATATAATACCTAATTTGTGTCAGCCTGCATTCTTTAGAAAAAATGATAAAATGTCTCTCTTTAATCAATACTTCAATACCAGAGGAGATAATAGGGAGAAATTCAGAAGTAGATATGGGAGAAGGTCATGGCTAGCAAGGTCACTAAATACAACTATATATTTCCCATACTCTTCAGGTGACCATTATATGCAGTCTATGTCTTATATAGCCATAGCAAAAGGGACTCACTTATATAGTGCTAATGGTAAAAGGAAGTCACAAAATCTTTGGGATTCCTATAAAAGAACCAAAGATAAAGTAAATGAAGGCAGCTCTCAAGATAGAGAATTAGAGGCATACACTCTTGGATTTGATGGTTTATTATTAACATCTGCAACAGGAGTTGATGGTGTTAGTTTTGATAAACTGGAAAAGAATGATGTATGGTTGAAAAAATCTAGTGATAGAGCTGAATATAATATGATGAAGGGGATTCTTGGTAAAGTAGAACAAGCAATAGGCTCTCCTATTTTAGGCCTATCTTTAACTCAAGAGGAAAAAGATTACCTTGCATCTAAGAGTCTTGGAGTTGGTGATTTATATAAAATAAAAACCCAAATGCAAAATGATATTTATAAAATGATTTGGACTAAAGCAGATGAAACTGCTTTTATGGATAAATCAAGAGAAATAAATAACAGAATGCATGGTATTTATAATAATCAGGATAAGACTGCATGGCATAATAATTGGTACACTAATGCTTATTTATCAATGAAAGGTTATGCACTTGGATTGATGGAAAGAAGATTTTCAAATGCTCATCATAGTACAGCTTTGGGAATTGATGTTGAAGGTAGTCTTGTTACTATGTCCAAGTTATGGCTTAGTGCTATCTCAAAAGAAGTAAATACCACTTTTAAAGATGCTGCAGCTGCCACTCTCTGTGGGCCATTCATGTCAGATAAGGTAAAGCAAAGATTAAAAGATGCTGGATTCTCAGACTTCCAGGTTGCTAATACAAGGAGGAATTGGATGGATTATATGTTTATAATCCTACTTTATACTTTAAAATGTGCTCTCACTCCTCCAGACAAGGATGATGATGAGGAACCTGAAGATGTTGCATCTGGACTTGGTTATTACTTTGCAACAAGGTTACTTAGAGAGCAATCTGCATATAATATTCCTCAAGGAATTAAAACAGAATCTAATTCTATTATGGATTTAGTCCCAGTTGGATTTAATGCCCTATTTGACTTAGGCTCTCTTTCCCATGAAATGTGGGGAGCTGCTACTGGAGATGAAGAAGATTCTGATTTCTTTTATCAAAGAGACCATCCTAATGGAAAGTATTATCAATATGAACCTAAATATGAAAATCATGTAATAAGAATGATTCCATATTGGAAAAGTATATATAATTTAAATAATCCATATGAAGCAACTGAATCTTATGAATTTGGAAGTAAGTTGAAAAGAAGATAATATAAACAAAAAGCCAGAGAGGTATATCCTCCCTGGCTTTCTTTTTTTGTTATTTAGATACAATCCATATATTCTTTTTGTTCCTTAGAAGTTAAATTATTCCAGTCTTTAATATTCCTAACTCCTCTTTCTCTTAAACTTCTTTTTTGCTTAGCAGTAAATTGAGTATAATCATAATTACTTGAAGTAGCTACTCTGGGAGGGGCACTTACTGGTTGACCATTTTCTATGGGCTTTAACCTATCCAATTGTCCCAATAGAGGGTCTTCAAATGGCTTTCTTTCTATAACCTCAGTTTCAACACTTGTAGGTTTAGCTCCCCCAATTTCATTTTCAATTACTGCCTTTTCTGCATCAGTTAATTTATTCCATCTAATGTTAAGTGGAGTATAAGGAAGAGGAACTTGCATATCAAGAGTAGTTTTATATAAAACAGGTGTAGCACCTTTAAATTCTACTCCATCTGCCATTAATTGATAATATCTTGGGTCATCCTGAGAAACTGTAGAATCTTCTTTTTTTGAATATTCTACTTTACCATATTTAGTACCTTTAGGGTCATCATATTTAACTGATATTGGAATAACTTTTAAATTTTCATCAGAAACATTTATTCCATATGATTGCATTAATAAATCTTTATATAAAGATACTTGCCTTGCCCATTTATCTCTCCTTTCTAATATTTTCTTAGTAGATAAGTTATGGACAGTTTTCATATCAAATATATAAAAATTACCAGCAGCATCATATCCTAATAAGTCTATTGTTCCTGCAACTGGAATTTTATGTTTTTGTCCCTTATCGTCAGTTACTGTTACTTCTCCTTTAACAGTCATATTATTTGAGACAATATTTATTCCTGAAGCATCTAAAGAAGCTTTTAATTTTTCCAGCTGAGTTACAAAACTTTGAAGCTGTTCCTCCGTTGCATTTGGATACCTTTGAGCCAAGTTCTCTTTTGAGAAATTTCCTGCAAAAAAGTCTCTAACAAGCATATCAAACCCAGTTCCTATATTAGTTGATGGGGTTATCCATGAGGTATCTTCAAATGTTTCTCCATTCTCATCAGCTTGTATTATAGAAGTTACTCTTGCATACCTTTTTACAACTTTTGGCTCTTTTCCTGGCTCTGAATCATCTAATAATTCATAATACTTCTCGTCATCTGAAAGTCTTAATTTTTTAGAATCTTCTGCAATTTTCTTAGTAACTGCTTCAGCATTTTTAGCAGCAGGACTAGTTAGTGGAGCAGGGCTTCCTTCAAGAGTTGTTCCTGTTCCTGGGTCTACAAGAGCTCCATTTGATGTGGTTGCAGCTGGCCCTGATGTAGGTCTATCTCCTGAAGGACTTGAAGCATTGTCAGAGTTTGCAACAATAGGAGGAAAGTTTCTAGGCTCACCTTCATTGGTAAATGGGGACTCCATTCTAATAGCATAAGGCATATATTGTAAAGCATCTGCAGCTATATCAAATACTCCATCATCTACCCACATTTGCACTTCTGAAAGTGCCTTATCTTGTTTACCAGGAACTTTACCTTTTATTATATCTAGATTTACATAGTTAATTTGCCAAGTTAAAAAGTCTCTTACATTACCAGAACTATCTAATAAAAGATTTGATATAAATTCTTTTCCAAAAGCTTTTGTATCTGTATTCTTTCCAATAGAACCTAATTGTATTTGTGGCTTACTTTCATTTACATTATCAAGAGTTATATTAAAAACTATCTCTCCAGTAGATTGAGCTCTTTCTACATCAAATGTAACTTTAAAATCATATCCTGCATCTCCTTTAAGATAAACAAAGTCAGTTACTTTTCCTTTAAGAAATGCCTCTATTTTACTTGCTACATTATCAAATTCAGTACTATCAGCATTTAACTCAGGTATAAGTTGCTGAGCTTTTTCTAATACATCATAGTATAATCTACTTGTTCTACTATTAAATTCAATAATGTCTTCAGGATTATTACTTTGGGCTGCTTGTTGAATAGATAAACCATTTACACCTGTAGTTTCGGCTATAGACTTTCTAATAATAATACTTGGACTACCTCCACCATCTTTTAAATTATCGGGCTTATACCATAGTTCTAATTTACCATTCTTTTGATTTAATTGAGTAAATAATCCAGAAATAAAATTACCCCTTGCTCTTACATATGCAGGCTCTTTAATTCTCTGAAGATAGGGTAAAGCATTTAATCTTTGTTGCTCCTCTTTAGATAGAGTCTCTATAATAAGTTGATGTACAGAACTATTGTTATTAACACCATTTTGCCTATTTTGGTCAGGATGATGTGCTCTAACAGCTCCCTTTTGGCCATAAGCTCTTGTTGTAACAGGCTTTCCATCCTTATTTCTAACTAAATGAACTCCTTCATCATTAGAACTTAACTCTCTAACTGGAATCATCCTATTACTTCCCTGCATGGTGGCACCATTATTTGGCATTACACCAATTGGTTGATACTTTTTACCTTCTATTTCTATTGGGCCATTCTCACTTTCAACTACTGCTATTACAGGTTTCATGGAGTTTCTATATTTATCCCCCATTTCACTCATACAGAGCGTAGTTAACTCAGAGTCAGTGAAAAAGAATATTTCAGTATCATTACTAAAGCTATGACTTCTTATAAAATCTTCTATTCCATATTTATCATATAATTTAGTAACCCAGCTATCAGGATGGTTCTTTCTATAGTTTTCAATGTCTATTGTAGACATTGTTGCAGCATTGGCATTTGGGGGAGGGGTTTCCTTTTCAGCAGTATCTGTTGTAGGAGCAGTTCTTGAATTTGACCTAGTTAAATTAGTAACAACCATTGATAATAATTTACTTACTGCTTCATTGTTATTATCATCAGCAGACAGTGACTTAATAGTATCACTAAGTTTAGAAATTTCATCTATAAAGTCATCTACTGTTTCAAAGTCATAAGTTTCAGAATTATCAAGAGTCATCAACTGCTTAATTGCTTCTTCTTTTATTTCTTGTGTAAAGCTACTGGCATTAATAATGTCAATAGCTACACCAGCCATTTCTGCAATCTTTTTATTTCCAGTTGTTTCAAATGGTTTAGGAGAATCAACTCTATTTCCAGCTCCATCAATTTGTCCCCCACTCGGGGAGTCATATCCTATATCCCAAATTGATTTAGGTTGAGGAGAAGGATTTCCTCCGTTATCTTGTGGTGATGGAGTTGGGGTAGGAGAGGGACTTGGAGCAGGACTGGGAGTAGGTGTTGGTGATGGGGATGGTGTGGGCCTATTATCCTCAGGAGAAGTAGTTGATACAGGTACATCTCTGTTTATTTGTGCAGTTTCTCCATCTTGTTTTAGCTTACTTTGAAGAGCTTTCTTATAATTAGTAATTACTTGTCCTGTAGATGTAAATACTGTCTTAGTTTGTTCAGGATGAGAATCATTCATCCTTTCTACATAATCTCTAAACTTATTATCTCCTCTTTCATTCTGTTCAATTAAAGCAGCCACTACTTGGTCTAAATCTTCCAAATCTACTTCTTGATTTTGAAGATAGTTAAGAGTATGCATGAACAAGCTGACATCATTAGATGTCATGTCTTGACTTAATTCATCATTAGTAATAGTATCTACAAGTTTCTCTGCAACTTCTCTTTTTTGCTTATATTTTTCCCAATTTTCATTATCTGAGTCTCTTAGAGTTCTCATTATAAGGTCTCTTTCTTGAAAACTTGAGTTAGTAAGAACTCTATCCATTTCATCAGCAAACTCAGTGTAGCTTTGAATATTATTAATATGTTCAGCTCTGAGTTTTATTCTGCCTAACTGAGCATTTAACTTTGCCGCTCTTACATAGTTTTGATAAGCATCTGGGTCAGAAAGAATAGCTCTTTTTTGAGCATAGAAAGTTTCAATAGAGGCCTGCATTCTTCCCATATCTACAACCTTATCAAGGAAATTAGCATCTTGAGCCATTCCCTGCTGTATTAAATTATCAATAACAGCTTGTTGCTCATCTGAATAGAACTGTCTTGTTTCAGGTCTATTTTCTTTTAACTCATGTTTAAGCTGATTAATTTGACCATTTAATTTTTTAATCTCTTTCTCTTTTTTACTCTTTGCCTTCTTTCCTTTGACATTTTTAGCTTTTAGACTATCTCTTCTTCCCTCTAATTTATCAATTTGAGTGGTAAGACTGTCAATAGCTTCTCTATCTTCATGAAGAGATGAGTATAATTTTTGTGCTCCAAGTCTTAACATTCTTCCTCTTGTAGCAGCATCTAAGCCCATTATCTCTTCTTCATTTAGCACTATTCTGTCTTGAGCATTTTCACTTAAAGCATCAAAGTCTTTTAATTGTTTACCTATTTGCTTTATTTGAGCCTTAGCTACTTTTGCTGCAACTTTCTCTCCTTCAGTTGCTCTATCTCCTAATTTTTCAGTATCAGCAATTTGCTTTTCAAGTGCCTCTCTTCTTTCATTGAGATTATGCATTCTCTCTATGGCAGCTTTTAAACTACCATACTTTGCAATTAATCTCTTTTCACTCTTTGATGCCGTGCTTGGAGATAAACCTACTGAGGCTTCAATTTTAATTCTAGCTATTTCATCTGCAAGTTGAGGCATTCTCTTTTGCCAATCATCAAGCATCATTTGGCCAAATATTAAAGACTGTCTTGTGTCATCATCTACATTACCTATTAATCTATCAATCTTATCAGATTCTTCTTGTATTGTAGCTAATGTAGTTCTCATTTTAAGAGCATTCTTTTTAACTTGCTCAAGTATATCAGCATCTGTTTTTCCCTCAGTATCTACATTGACATCATTTTTCATATGGTCAATAATTCTCTGAGCCTCTGGAGTACCCTCTTCTACATCTGCAATATCATCTAATTGCTTCATTAATGATTGTCCAAGATTAGAATCTTTTATCTTGGAAAGCATTATTGCGTCATTAATAGTTCTGCCCAATAAACTATTTCTATATCCAAATTCATCATTAGTTGTAGCAGATTTCTCCATATCCATGGCCCATTTAAATGTACCAGTAAGTCCATCAAATTTAGCCATATTAGCAGGGTCTCTCATCCATGCTGTAAGAGCTGCAGCCTCTTCTTTATCTGCATCTCTGTCTCTCATAAGACCTCTAAAATTGGCATATAAACCACTTCTCCAAGGCATGAGTCTTTGTATATATTCCCAATTAGTCTCTCTTTGTCCCTGCTCATTTACACCTCTAGCGAGATTAAAAGGATTCAATATACTTTTAGTTTCTATTTTACCAGTCTTTTCATTGAGAACTTTTCTTCTTCCAGGTAATACAGGTGTTCCCATAGCACTTGACAAAGCACCCATTATAGCAGCTTGAGCTGCCTCCTTACTTGTGGAAGAGCCCTTAAATGCAGTCCAAGCAGCAGCAAAGTCAGACCCAAACCAGTCCCCAACAGCCATAGTTCCATCTCCATCAAATTTATTTTCAATAAACTTATGAATGTTGTTTTCAGCTGCTCCTACATTAATATCATTAGAAATAGTCTGCAAATATTCTTCGGCTGCTTCACCCAAAGGTTCTTTTATCAATTCTTTGGCTATTCCCCATTTAGTTAAAGTAGCTGTTGCAGTTGCATTTGCAGGGCTAGTTCCTGTAATATTAAATCTTGGTTTACTAAATGCCCAGCTTGTTAATTTGCTATTTTTTAAAACATTTTGCACTCTATCTGCTTGTAACCCAGCTTTGAATGTGCTATTAATTGCTCCATTTATAAAGCTATTAATATAGAAGTTATTAATACCCGCTTTAGCAGCAGAAGACTCTACCTGAGCTTTTGATTGCATATATTTATCAGAAAGTTCATTCCAAGCATCTGCATATAATTCTACTTCAGATTTAGTATTATTTGGGTCTTGTTTTTTCTCTTCAACTAAGTCATGAACTTTTGAATTATAGTAGTCTTCTAAGTATTTCCCCTGTTCTTCTTCTACCTGCATTTTAGTTTGTAAACCTTCCATAGCTCCTTCCATGGAGCCTACCATTCCAGGGATAACAAACTTATCTACAAAATTTGAACCTTTTTTTAAAGCAGTTACTGTTGCATCTAATGCTTTTTCAGTTCTAACTGCCCTTCCCAAAGTATTAGACATTAATCTACTAGTTTGGGAAACTTTGCTAGCCCAAGATGCTCCCTTCATAGCTGCTCCAAATAACCATGAAGCAACTTTAGCTTCTCCTGCTCCTACAAATATAGAAGCAACTGTAAAACCGCCACTCTGTAAAGCTTGCCATGGTGTAGCAGAACTCCAAAGACTTTGGTCTTGCTCTTGAGTAGTTACAATTTCAATGTCAGAAAGACCATGAGGAGAATAATCTGTTGCATAAGACTTTGCTCTTTCAATATCTCGATTAGATATAAACCCATACTCAACAATGTCATTCCCATATCTAGTAATTTCATTATCAAGCACTGAATCTAAGAAATTATCCCATCCATTTAATCCTTCAATATCCTGATGATTTCCGGCAAAATAATTATAGATTCCATATACATTACCAACAAGCCCGGCAATTGCCCCTGCTCCAGAAGATAATATTCCTAAAAATCCATTACCAGCTTGTTCATACCAAGGTTGATTATTAGCTACTTCTTCTTTTATTGTTTTATTTAAGAAATAATTAGCAGAGTCTTCTCCATAAGCACCTTTTAAAGCTTCATATTCAGATTGTATTGCTGCCCAATCATTTGTATCAAAAGTTAATTTATCTTTATTACGTTTATACTTTTTATAATATGGTGATACTTTTTCAGCAATTGTTCTAATGTCCCTGTCATCTTTTTGAACTAAATGGTCTGTTACTCCGTATTTTTTATTATACTCTTCCAGAAGTTCTTGATAAGTTTTTTGCCTATCTGCCAAATATTTTATATTAGTATCTATATCTATGCCAATAGGGTCATCTATAGCACGTTCATATTGAGCAGAACTTTGCTGAATTGAATCAAATGTAACAGGTCTTCCCTGAATTGTATCTAACTGTCTTTTTTCCTGCGTCGACCTATCGTCTGCAGTAAGACCTCTCATTCCTTTTAAATCTAGTACTGGCATATTTATTTAGCATTAGGGTCGTTACTATAAATGACATAGCTATCTTCATGATTTTTGCCTTGCCCTGCAACAGCAAACACATAATATCTTGCTCCATCAGGAACTCCCAAGTCTTTAGCAGCCTGGGCTATTGTCCATTGAGCATCCAAAGGTAAATATTTAACTTTTTCATCAGTAATATATCTCATTTTTGCCTTATTATCTGTTTTGTCAGTCATAAGATTTCCCCACGAACTTACTACATTAGAGTATGTATTTGGCCCAAAAAGCGCATGCCCCCTCATAGTCTCAAATAATTCATTTGGGTCATTGGGGTCTTTAAGTATTGGTGTATTTGCTTTATTTAATTTAAGCCTCCTGTTTCCCTTACCGGCATCATCTCCTGGTGCACCATATTGATAGCCACCAGCTTTAGTACGTTTGACTACAACAGCAGTCATTTTTAATCCTGCTCTTTGTATTTCTGAATTTTTTGTCATTGTTAAAAGGTCATCTTCAGAGTTTCCTCTTGGAGTGATAGGAATATTTGTCTTTGGTTTAGCAGTCGCTTGCTCTTCTGTTGGCTTATAATCCTTTGGTGTTAATTGCAGTCCTTCATGCTCTGATAAAATGTTTCCATCTTTATCCACTACCATTCCAATATCAGGTCTATAATAACCAGTGATTTTTCCATCTTTATTTTTCATTGGAATAGGATTTTTCTGATAATATTCTCTAGTTTTCTTTGCTTCCTCTGCTTGGAATTTTTGTGAATCTTTTTGTCTTTCCATTGCATGAGCTGCACTTAAATTTTCTTGAGCTCTCCAATTTTGTACTAATTGAGCTTCATCCTGTCCAACTGCATTCCATAATCCTTGCCTTGCATAAGCATATGCTTGATTAAGAGCTTCCTCATTATTCCAATCTTTAATTCCTGAAGCATCAATTGTAGATTCTACAATCTCCCTTAACTCAGGAGAAGCATTTGGATTATCTAATATAGCTGCAAGAACAGCTTCACTACTAAATCCTCTTTGTTTTATATACTCAAAATAATCTCCGCCGACAAGACTTTCCATCTTTTTAGGATTATTTCTAAACTCTTTTGCTAGTGCAGAAGCACTTGCAGATACCTGAGCAGCTAATGTTGCACCAGAATAACTTTTACCATAATCAGCATCTGGATTAGTTATAAAGTCATCAATGCTCATATCACTTGCTTTTCTTTGCCACAGCATTGTTGGATTATTGAGTTCAGCTTTTCTTTGTTCTTCAGCTAAAGTTCTTCTCTTTTCACTTGCTGTTGCTATTGGAACAATATCTTGAGCATACCTTCTTTTCATTCCAAGCAATGCCCCTCTATTTCTTGTATTCATTCCTTTACTAAAATCATCTACAATTCTATTAAGGTCTCCTGAATACCTTTGAAACATTTCATATGCTATAGGGCTACTTTCCTTATCTACGTCTTTTCTCCATTGTTCTGTATTCTGAGATAAATCAGAATAGGCAGATTCTGCTTCATCATAAGCCTGCTTATAATACAGCAAAGGTTTCACCATTTCATCATATGTAAATGGATTAAATTTAGTATCTAGCTGTAAATACATATCTTATATAGTTAATCCTTTTCTTCTTTTAAGTTTACCTCCTTTAGCCTTTTTGACTTTTTCTTTAGTTGTGTTTCCAAGTAAAGGTTGTTCATCTTCCCCTACATTTCCAAAACTACTAGTTGCAAGGCCAAAGTTTCTCCAATTAAATTGCATATTTTCTCTTCCAATATCTCCCAATGAAGTAATAAAATTAGAAAGATTAGCAGACTTCATAGCATCAGCAGTAAGCTTTGCTTTATTTCTCATTTCATAGCCAGTCATTAATCCTTTAAGTGACAAATCTCTTGCTTGAGCTGCTGCACTTTGATTAGCTTTTGCTGCTTCTAAGAATCCTTGAGAATTTGTTATATTAGTAGTTCTATTAAAGTCTTCTACTTTCTGTCTTTGTTCAAGATTATATTCCTCAGCCTGTCTTGCGAATGTACCTAACTGATTTAGATAATTATTATTTGCAGCTAAAATTCCTGCCATAGCTGTTCCTCTATTACCCCCTGATGTATTAGAAAGTAATCTTCTTGTGGCACCTGCTTCAGCATTCATTTTATTAATATAATAATCTCTATCAAGAGGCTTATAAGTAAGATAATTTCCAATAGGTTTAAATCTTATGGGGTTAAAAGAACCTGCATTTTTAGAAGCTTCAATAAGAGCATCTGCACTTCCATAATCAGGTTTATTTGTAAGACCAAGTTGGTCAGTTATTGACCCTATACCTAATGCTACTGTAGGAATATATCTAGGCCAATCTGGTAATTTTTTAAACTTAGTCTTAGGTTCAGCTGGGTCATAGTAATAATCATTTCCACCAGAGTCATTTGCTAATTGGTTTACTTGGTCATAATCACCTGAATTAGCAATTTCTAAATATGGATTATCTCCTTCTACTTGCTCATACTTACCCTCTGCATTTTGTCTATAATATCTATTTGATGCTTTTTTAGTTTCAATAGGGCTATAGAAGTACCTTCTAGTTCTTGTGTTAGTTTTTGGGTCAAAGTTTTCTACATATTTACCATTATTTTCTCTTATGTATCTATCTTTAAATCTTTGTTCCCATGTTTCTCCAGAATTAAAGTATGCATCAGAATTATTATCATAATAAATATCTGACTCAGGCATTGCAGATAAAGAGCCGTCTTTTCCTCTTAATAAATGCTCAGTCTTTAAAGTCTCTCCATTACTTCCAATACCATTACTTTCCAGATAGTTTCTATATTCAGCCTCAGGATGCATAAACCCAGGATTACTTAATGCCAACCTCTTAGCAGTGGGCATTAATCCTTCAAGATTCCAAGTATCAACACTTCCTCTATTATTATACCAATCAGGATTTGAATTAATAAAGTTTTGAATAGCTTGGTACCTTTTAGTTCCTTTATCAGCTTCAGAGGCATTATCATAGTAATTAAATTGGTCTTTTATATGCTGTCTAAATGTATCTACATTATAGTTATCACTATTAATGTAGGATTTATAGTCATCATCATAACTACCATTTTTAATCCATGTGGGAGTATCACTAAGGCCATAATAATCAGCAACTCCTTTATAAGTATTTAATTTTGAAGGAGTCCAAGGATTAGTACCATCAAACTTATTAACTTTACCTCCAAAAGCAAATGAATTCTCTCTTCCTTTAGCTTTAATTTCCTCTTGAGCAATAGCCAAGTCAGACATTATAGCCTCTAATCCTCTTTGGCTTATAGGGTCATTAGGTCTTTCTTCAGCTTCTTTTGATAACTTCTTAGTAGCCTCTGCAAAAGTAAGACTCTTTTCTCCTCTGAGTTTATACTTATTTCTTATTGCCTTAGGCACTTTAAGCCTTTTACTGAAGACATAATCATTATAAATAGTCTCACCTTCTTCCACTAAATTAGGAGTACCTTCTTGGTCAAATCCCATCAATACTCCACCTAAAGGATTAGACTCATGTGAACCTCCTTTATCTATATAAAGTAAACCATCAGTAAAGTCACTACCATTAGTTCCCAATTCCCCACCAAAAGCAGCTACAAAAGCTTCATTTGCTTTACCTAATGAATTATCCATTAGGTTATTAGCTTGATTCACAGCAGTTCTATCTGCCATATTAGCCTGGCTCAATACTTGATTGGCAAGAGTTTGGTTTTTAGCAGCAGCTTTACCTTTAACAGCAAATCCTCCTTCATAGGCATTATAATTAGTATTCATGCCCATTGAAGTATTTAATGCAGAGTCATCCAAAGAAGAAGCTCCTTGAGCAGCACTAGCCATAGTATTTAAAGCAGAAATATCTCCCTGTGCTCTATTTAATTCCTCTTGGTTAGTCTTCATTCCCCAACCAGCATTAACAAACCCAGCAGCAGCATTTCCTATTGCACCAACAGTCTGAAGTGCGGGTATTCCTGTAGAACTAAGTGCAGAACTAAGTCCTCCAATAGCATTTCCTACACCAGAAGATTTACCTCCTGATAATACACTATTAGCAACTTGTCCAATGCCCCCTATTCCTGCACCAATAATTGAAGATGAAGTAGATATATCACCATTTAATGCAGCTTTAGGGTCTTTAAAAAATCCATTAACATCAGAAGCAAAGTCCTGAAATATATTAGGTTTATTATCAGTAGTAGTAGGAGTAGTAGCTACAGTAGGAGTAGTTCCAGTATGTGCCCTATCATGATATGCAGCAGTAGTAAAATTAGGATTTAATATATCAGAATAAGCAGCTCTTGCTTGCTCCCCCATATTTCCTCCAGGTGCATATATATTTTTACCTGCTATTAATAATTTATTACTTATTTTTTTAGCCATTCTATTATTAAGGTATTATATATTTATTGTGCAAAGATACATACAATATTTGACATAATCAATATATTAATGTGTAAAATAATAAGGGCATAAGAATTATCCTATGCCCTTAATTAACCATCATTTAAATAAAGTATTGTACTTCTACATCATGTAATTGAATGAAACCATTATTACCATTATTATATCTTGGTGCAGCCCCTAATTTAACTTTGCACCATGTATTTCTAATTCTATCCCTTCTATTGTGAGCATCTCTTGGAATTTGTGCTCTCCATACTCTAAACTTCTTTTTAAGAATAGATGGCATATGACCATTATTCTTTAATAGAGTTTCACCAGTATCTTGATATTCATCCCACACTCTAATGTAATCAAATGGAGACTCAGATGAAAGAATGCTATCCAATTTATCTGACCATCTATCTCCTCTGAAGAATACATTAGCATAGATTTTATCTATTCCTGATAAATCTTGCTGACTACTTCTTCCATTGGACACAAAGGATATATCATAACCTTGATATTCATTAAAGAAGTAGTTATAATTACCATCAAACATTTTATAAGGTAGATTATCATTTATACAATAAAAAGTATCTACCACATTAAACATTATAGGTATCTTAGGATAAGAATAAAATGAAGTAAATTGCTGTAATTGTTCATTATAACATAATGACTCTTCCTTATTAGTTATATACAAATCATTCTTATTTTTATCATAGAATAACTTCGTACTATAATTATTAGGAGTCCATAATGAGGAATCTTGTTTACCAAACCAAGTAATCATATTTCTTTGACTTGATAAATCACTTAATCCCTGAGAACCTATAGCCTGTAAATGACCTCCTACTGAATCTATAAAATACAAAGCACTTGGAGAAGGACATATAGCATATTTATTAATACATCCCATTCCATCAGATATATATCTTTTACCATCTACTTTATAATTATTAGATATTTCAATAGGAACTCCATCAGATGTAGGTATTTGAACTCTTGAATTAAATAGTATATTACTTACACCACTATCTTGGAAACAGTATATATTGTCATTCCATACATTCAAAGCTCTTATTTTTCCTTTAGAGCCATCCATATCATAAGTAGCAGCTAAAGTTACAGTAGTCCAGGGGTCAACATCTTGTCCTGCAGTTTTCTCAGTACTCCAAGTTATTTGGTTTGGAAAATCATTAAGTTCATAAAATGAATCATCTAATATTCTATAATTAAAGAAATTATCTCTCTGTGAATATACAGGATTCATTTTATTAAAATTAACAGGAGACATATGGAGGTTACTTACTTGCCCCCTATTTCTGTCATATCTTCCATCAGGATTAACTCTTGATTCTAACACAAAAGAACCTATTTCAATCACTTGATTTATATCTTCATTAGTAAAAGGATAGGTCTTTAAACAGTCATATCTATTAAACCAAGTATCTCCCCATTCATATGTTAAATATAACTCAGGTTGACCATCTTGTATATCCACAGCTTTACCAGCAGGTAGCCACATATTGGCCTTAAGTGCATCTTTAGACTTTCCACCAAATATAGTATTCTCATCAACTTCTTTATATAGCTCTAGTACTGGTAATTCCCAATTACCGAGTTTATTAGTAATGGCAGAATTTAATACAAAAGCAATGTGTGGAGAAGACTTATACTTCATTCTAACTGGCTCCTTTTTAATAGCAAGTTGCTTTATTATATTGCCAACATCACTAGACACATGGTCATATTTATCAGTTAACCATTTGTATATATACTGTGTACTTGTGTTTTTACTATCATCCTTTACAGAGAAAGTTTTAAACCAATTATCACTTGTAAAGGATGTTGAAGCATTCTTGCTAAATAATTGTTTTTCATCTATTGAATCAGCATTAAATCCAGTATAATCAAAGGCAAAGTAACTACCATCAGAATCATCAGGGTTAAGTAAAATATCTATATTTCCCATATAGACATCTCCATTTTCAAACTTTATAATAGAAGCTTCATTACTTGAGAACAATTGAGGGTCTCTTAAGACATCTAATTCAACATTAGAGGTGTCCCATGTAGGAGAAAGACTCAGCCTTAAATTAGATATTATCTTCTTACTGAGTTCTGCACTCTTTATATTGTCAGTAGAACTCCTATTTACATCATTATTTAATGAACCACTCTTATTCCAAAGATATACCAGCCATTTAAATGAACTATTTTGTTTTCCATAGGCTCCATATATTACATTACTTATATTCCCATCAACATCAGCATTATCATCTACAATAAAATCATCATAGAATAATCCACTTATGATTCCTGCACCACTGTTAGTAATGAAAGACTTATGAATAAATCCCGAACCATCATCACTTATTGTAGAGGAGGAGGTTTGAATATCAATATCACTTGCAGTATAATTAAATGAGACTGTTCCTACTTTTCTTACTCCAAATGTAGTGAAATCTACATTATATAAGCTATCATCTAATTCTATTTCAGGAGAATGTAATGTTAAAGTTAGCCAATCTACATTAAATTGATGCTCTATATCATAAAGTCCTTGAATCTCTACACCTCTGTAATTTAGAGGAGAACCATTCTTAGTAGTGTAAGGTATAGCCTGCCCATAAGAGTAGGGGCTATAAGTTCCTAAATCATCGCCTTTAAAATCTGCAGCACTATTTAAATTATAGTAGGGTCTGAAAAACCAAGAGGATTGAGCATAAACAGACTTATTAGTTTCCCTCTTTTCATCAGTAAATAATGCAGGATTTCCTATACCTTGGCATAGTACAGCTCTGTCTTGCAACTCAGGAAATACTACTAAAGGTCTTATCTTTTTATAGCCTGCATCAGATAAATAATCTCTTATAGTTTGGTCTATACTTACCTTAATACCAAGTTTAGTTAACAAGCCCTCACTATCTAATGATGGATATTGAGCGTTCCCAGTTACTTGATAATCTTGTATCCATACAGGCTCTGACCATGAACCATTTTTATATTGAGCTTGGAATCCTAATCTATAATAGTCATTCTTTTTAAAACCCGCTGCAGTTGTTTGATGAGCAGTGCCTACCTCTGTAGCATCAAGGCTATTTGCATATACATAACCTTTTGTATTAATAGCTTTTGTCTGAACTTTTATTGGGGTAGTTTCAGCACTGTGTGTACTATTTCTTACATCATCCTCAAATTTACCACCATCTAATGAAGATATTGACTGCCTTTTAATATTAATGTCTCCTAAAAATAAAGTACCATCCTTGGAGCATATAGTATTTGCAACTATTTCTTCACCTCCTTTATATAAAAGTGATGCTGGGTCAACCGTGTCCCCAATAGTTCCTGTATCAATAAAAGTAATTTTATTATTTGAACTACTTGTTAATTCAATATCCTGAACTCTTTTACAAGTAGGAACTGCATTAATAGAAGTTCTTATTATGCTATATATTCTAAGATAATCAAAATGGTCATCCCAATTTGATATTTCTATTTTAAAAGAATTAGAAATACTATTATCTGGGGAGCCAGCTCTGTCTAAATAAGAAGTAAAAAATAAAGGGGTAGTATGAAATATATTAGTTTCTTGGCCATATTTATTATAATATGTAAAAGCATATTGAATTGCCCCTGCAGGAAACTGTCCTCCAGAACTTGTTTCTTTGCTCACATAAATTATTTCATTTAATTTAAGTTCAGGAACAAAATCAAAAGCACCTTTCCAAGTATATTGTCCGTGAATTATATTAATAACTCTTGGTTGATTTAAACCATCAATCCAATATACTTTTTGTATGCCTTCATTTTCATAATCTCCTATTGCTTGGATTGGGCGATTTATATCAAATCCTAAAGAATCCCCCGTAAATAAAACAAAAAGTTCTGGGGACTCTTTAGACATATCTATTCTATAAATATTGTCACACCCAGAGTCTTCATATGTAAATAATATTAAGTAATTGTTAAGTACGCAGTGGCCTATAATAGTTCCAGCAATAGCAGTCCTTTCATTATTAGTGTTAACCAAAGATAATAGCTTAGGCCCCCTTTCATTAGTTACAGTAAGGAGAGTTTCATCTCCCCTTGCTGTAATTCTAATATTATGAGCATCTATTAAATACTCAGGGGATTGTTTAGATACTGCTGTATCTTGTTGTAGTCCCACAAATGTATGATTAGTTGATTGTTGCATATTAATCTATTATGATATTACCAATGTATCTTTAATTTGAAGCCTTGGCCCTACAATCTCAGAATTGCTCTTAAGATAGGAAACCTCAATTGAAGTTGCTTTTATAGCTATATCATCATTTATTGCTCTTGCCATAATTACTGTACTTTAATATATTCTTTTGAACCATTATTAACAAAGCCTCTACTATGTTCTCTAACTCTTGGAATTAAAGTATTCCACATATTAGTAATACTTTCCATTTGGTCAACAGTAGGTCTTACCAAGTCACTCTGTGCCTGCCCTACATACCATGCATATTCTTGACATACATTAGTATATACCTGTTGATTTATTTGCCCCAAATCAAAGAGCACAGTAAATACTTGTTTCTTTATATAAAATTCCAGTGCTCTCACAAAAGAACTATTATCAGGAATCATAGGATAGCCTTCAGAATCAACTACAACAGCATTATATACTATTTCTATTAATCCTTCTTTCATAGAAGTGTATATAGCATTACCTTGTAGTTTGTAAGTAACATCAAAAGAATCCTGTTTATTATAACTCAGGTGAAAAGAATCTGTGGTTTCTCTTAATACCTTATAATCTTTGCAGTTTTCTTTTACAGCCCTAACTTGAATCATTGACTCAAAGTCACAAGGTAAAGCAGCTCTATAATCTTTTATTTCAAGTTTAGCTACTCTTTCTTCAAAGGCTCTTGGCATTCCTACTATCCTAATAAACTCTTGAGTATAATTAACAGCTCTTTCAAATGTTACATCTTTAAGTAAAGGATGCTGAAGTAAATCATCAAGAATAACCTTTATAGATATGTATCTTTCCATTATAATTTAAAAGCATCAATTGCTCTATTTTTAATCTGTTTAACCAACCTTTTCTTTATATCTCTATTAACATCAAAGGTATAAAAACTTTTATTTATATAAGTAGCATTTTTCTTATTATAGAATACCTTAAATATTTCTTTCTCTTCTATTTTAAGTAATGTTTTTTGTTTAAAAGCTTCTTTATCTTCTGCCCATAACTTAAGAGTTCTATCCCAATCTATAGGAAGATTAGTCTTTAATTTTCCATTTTCAAAAGTAAATGAAGCAGCCATTTTTCTAAGCTCAAAACTTCCCATTCTACAAGGTAATTTTATCTCTTCTCCATTTACCAAAGCATCTGCAAAATAATTATTAACTTGTCTTATGATACTATAAAACTCATGTTCAGTTAATGGTCTTGGTATATTAAACCATTTGTTCTTTCTTATATACTTGTAAGCATCATAAACACCTAAAGACTCTCTTATTTTATGAACTCTTGGTTTATCAAGCTTCAATACCTTTCTTCTAAAGTCTTCCATTAACTTTCAATCTGTTTCTGTAGATTTGACTTAACATTATTTCTTATATAAGTAACCAAATCTGACAAATCATCATTAGCATTATTTTCAGAGTCTTCAGGTTTATAAATAGAAGTAGAAAGTTCTTTCACTACTGCCTGAATTAACTGAGGAATTAATGCTTCTTCCAAACGAAAAGGCATATCAAGAATATCACAAGCATCAGAGTTCTCACACTCTAACTCTGAAGCTTCTTCAGGATTTTCAAATATACCTGTAAACTTTATGTTCTCTAAATATAGGTATTGAGGATTATAGGACTTAAGATATAGATAGTTATCAGGGCCTATAGAAGCATAGATAATATTAGGTAGCCATCTATTATAACCTACATATCTCATTCTTTCTCTTGAGACATATGTTATTTCTCCTTGATAATAATCCTCTGTGTATATTCTGGGGCTTGTAATAGACATAAGGAAAGGAATCTTTTCTTTACTTCTTAAATAGGTTCCTCCCTCACACTCTTCTCCAGTAATAGCAGGTACTTGAATTAAATCCAAGCATAATGTTTGATAGTTAGATTCAGGTATTTCCTTTCTAACATCTTTATAAGTAGTCTTGAGTAAATATCCTCTATATTTACCAGCAAGGAATATAATATGTTCTTCAGAGTAATAACTATCATCATGTAATAGCTTCATCTCATCAAGAATCATATGAACTATTTCTCTGTATGTTGCCATAATTATATATAATTAAACTGCTTACAAAGATAGAAATAAATTCTATTCTATGCAAGCAGTTCAGTAAATTTATTATAATGTCTTAAGACAATATTCTTAATCCTTTCCTAAGTGACCTTAATGTGCCATCCTCAGTAACTCTATTATAATCAGGTGCTTTATGTAATACCTCGCTAATTGCTTTTTTATAATCAGGATAAGCAATCATACAGCTACCATATAAACACTCCAGGCTATTTGCAATAGAGTTATAATCTTCCTCAGAGATAAATTGAGATAATGGGCCATTTAATAATTCCTCTATAAAAATCAACACAAGCAGCTCTTCTACTTGTTTATATGATTTATACCCTGTCTTCTTTAATAGTGAGAAATACTTAGTTAAGGATGTATATACATCATTAGTAAGTTCCATGACATCCACAACCTTTATGAGAAGGAACAATAGATTTATTCTTTAATTTATCCCATTGTTTAAAAGCAGTAGTAAAGTTACCAGTCTTTAAAGATAACTCAAAGGCTTTAAGCCTAAGTATCATATCTATAAATCCTTTAGGAGTTTCACAGGTCTTTTCAAGCTCTTTAATATAGCTCATTGCCATATTATAAATAGGTCTTAAATTAACGGCTATACACATTGTATAAGTATCATCCATACCACAAGGAGTACCACTTGCTGGAACTCCCCCTGCTCCTATATAGACAAAAAAGATATTGTCATTAAGACTATCCACTTTAAGCTCTTTAAGGGAAATTCTAACTCTAATGTTTTTTGGTGAATCTTTGAATTCTTCACTATAAACATTACTTTCACTGGGCCCACTTTCAGAATAGGTATCTTGAGTATCTACTATTATAGATTCTATGAAAACATCCTTAAAATAGTCTAGGTTCTCAACACTTGCCTCTACAATAAGATACTTACCCTCTGAATCTATTCTACATTCATTGAATACTATCATAGTCTATAAAAAATTAAAGGAGGAGTTAACCTCCTCCTTTGTTCTATTATCTTTATTTAAAATAACTTAAAATATCTGTTAAGATATTTTTATTTGTAGACACAAATGTAATATCTTTTTCAGACTTATGAGTCTGTACTCCATTACCTGAAAAGAAATAATGAATATCAAGAACATGATATTCTTTTGTGGGGTCAACCATCATCTTAACATCGATGTTATTGGGGTATCCCATATTTCTAAACATATCTCCTCTTTCAGCCATGCAGAAATACTCCAGGTCAGCAATTTGCTTTCCATTACCTACAGTAACATCAGAGTCACTATATTCAACTGTTCCCCAGCATACTTCTTCACCTTCCCAAGTTACTGTAGTAGGAGTGAGCTCAAAATTAACAGCATCCTGAGAAAGAATGCCTAATCTCCAAGGTTGGTCTCCTACTTCTGTAATAGTAATGCCATCAGCAGAGCCTTCAAAAGTTAAAAGGGGCTGAACTTCTCTACTAAAGTTTCTGGTGAGAGATTCTGCCATCTTCTTATAGAAGGCTTCCTTATCAGTAGTCATTGCCTTAGTAGCATGGACTGCAGCAGACTTAATTAAAACACAAGCATCACCAGGAGCAAGATAATTATTAATAGTAACTCTCAGAATATAATCCTGACCCTGAATAGGGTTGCCGTCATTTACTTCAGTATCAAGTGTTACTACAGCCTTTTTAAGTTTTCTGCTCAAATCTGCAGCATCTGTAATCTTTGTATAGGTTACATTAGCAGTAGGAATAGCGTCTGTTCTTGTCACTCCTCCTAAACCCTTATGTTTTATTATCACAGTGCCATCTTTGTATTTTATAGGCTGTATCATACCAATAGTAGAAGGCGCTTCTTCTTCCTCTACACTAGTTACCACGTAGAATTGTCTGTTTTGGTTTACAGAATAAATCATATTATTAATTGGATTTAATTAAACAATAGCTTTATTAAAAAGCTGTGAATTATGAATTTTTACTTTGATTACTCTTACTACTAAGAGCTAATAGAACTGCCCTTTCAAGAATAGGTCTATGCAACACAGAATCTAATTTACAATTAGTTTCCTGTCCATTTACTTCAGGAAATACTCCCATCTCAGATAGATTAGTTAAAACTATAGGAGTAGGTTTTGATATATATCTTACAGTATATCTACTAAGATTATATTTAGAAACAATCTCTACTATATCTAATCCATTATCTAATCTTAAAGCCTTTCTTTTATTAGCTTGTTTAAATGGATTACCCATAGCTCTATAAAACTCATCTTGAGTTACAGGAATTACTACTATAGTTTCTCCATCTTTACATCCTGCATCTTGGTCATTAATAGTTGCAGCTTCATATGTTATAAATAATATATCTGAAGGAAGTTTGAAGAATTTTGAATACTTTGATAAACCTTTATAGTCACCCTCAGTTATATCCAATGAAGCTGTCTTAATGAGATTTCTTAAATTAGCCCTAAGCTCTTCTGTCTTTTCAAAGGAAGATAATTTATCATTTCTTCCACTGTATAGTTCAATAATAATTTGGTCTTGAGCCTCGGTTAGAAATAAAGATTTTTCATATTCATCTAATGAAACATCTGCTCTTGAGTGAGTATCTCCAAACTCAAATTTATTATTATAACTATTGATAAGAGTATCAAAAGCATTGCTAAATTCTTCTGTTGTCATAATTATCTAGATGATTGTGCAGCAACAGCACCTACATTAGTTTGACTTGAAGAGCCCAATGCTATTTGACTATTTAAATCTCCAGTGTAAGAAGCCTTTGCAAGTTCTACTGCTCTTTGGAGAATTTCCTGGTGAAGAATGGGGTCAAGCTCACAGGTTTGTTCTGTACTTTCACCATCCAGAGTTACATCATCAAAGTCAATAAGTCTTATAGCTCTGGGTCTCTTTATATACCTTATAACATAATCTGTAATTGTATCATTGGGGCCTACAACAAGCTCTGCTCTTTTAACAGGATTATCTACAGAACTCAGTTCATTAGAACTATTATCTAAGATTCTCCATGCTTGATAATTAAGAGGTCTTTTATAAGGCTTACTCATTAATCTTGAGTACTCAGTATAAGTAATGGGAACTACTGTAAGAATTGTTTCTTTTGATTTTCCATTACTCTTTCTCCATACTACAACATACTCATTAATGAACATTAAAATCTCAGAGTCTAAAACTATTGAGTTTGAATTCTCTCTATAATCAAAAAAAGAATATACAAATGGGGAGGCAGTCAGATGCCCCTTAGTAGTATACTCATCTTGATAAGTTCTAATATAATTTTGGTCAATAGCCTTATCTTGATTAAGAGTAAGAGTATATTTATTAGCCTTTAAAAGCTTTTCTAATTCTGCAAAACTTTTAATAACAGGCCACACTTCTCCAGTTTCATCTGAAACTTTATAGTCCAAAGTGTAGTATTTAACACTTCTCATAATCATAGAGAAGTCAATCTGCCTCTTTTCATTCCCATCAAATCCTTCCTGAGTTTTATTAAGGCTTGGATTAAAGTAAGACCTAACTATTTCATCTTGAGCCTTAGTAAGAAATACTGACTTTTCATATTCATCCAATCCAGGAGCTTGGTTAGACATTATATTATTGTACAGTACATCAAACTGATTGCTAAATTCTAAATTTGTCATTTAATGAATATATTGTAGCACATAGTGCTAATTAATTACTGATTTAACATAGCCTCAAGACCCAGTTTAATATCTTGATTTCTGGGGTTATTGAGGTACTTAACTGCAATACTCAGAATAGGCTCTTCATTATCCCCACACAAAGGAGTACCATCAGATTTAAGGTAGAGGTAATCTCCTCTCTTAATAATATTACCTGCATCAATACTTCTTCTAATAAGTACCTTAGTAGGTAGAGTTTCATCCTTTACTACCTTAAGGAATTGCTTGGGATTAGATTGAATGTAATTATTAATCTTAGTCTGTAAGAAGTCCTTCTTAGTATTAGGAGCAAGTTTCTTACCTTCCATAAGCTCTACAATAGTAGCAAGAACTTCTACATCATCTTCAATCTTACCAAACTCTTTATAGCACTCAATGGTAATATCCATGCTTCTCTTTGCGGAATCTACCTGGTCATTACCTGCGATAATTACAAATTGATATGTAGCTTTAGGTCTATCTTCAAGAGCCTTTTGTGAAGGAGCAATAAAGTCTTTATTAGCAAGAAGAATCTTATATCTAATGTAATCTTCAGGAACACTTAAGTCAAGATAATTGTCTTGTTTTCTAAGTTTAACCTTATTAATTCCCTGAGGGTTAGCATCACTCCAAAAATTATTCTCCTTTTTATATACACTTAAAGAGCCTTTCTCCATTCCAAGAAAATTCTCAAGGAATGCCATCTCACTATTAGTAAGTACATTTACAAATGTACCAGTAGTCAACTTAGGTACTACAAAGGTCTTTACTGCATCTTCTGCCATACCTCCATACAAAATATGTCTGGGGTCAGTTACCATGTGACTTTGTCTAGGAACATACCTAATACAAACCTTTTCATTTCTGAGGCAGCTAATAAATTGCTGCTCTTCTACAACTTCTTCTACTTTTTTTGCCATGATTTTAAAATAATAAAGGGAAGGAGGGGCTAACCTCCCTCCCTTATTTGATTTATATTAATTTATCCTTGAAGGATTGCAGGGATAATTGACATTGTTCTAGTGGGGTCAAGAACACAGATACCAAATGTAGTCATCTTGTGGATTGTAGAAGCATCTTCATCATTAGAAGCATATTCTACATTAGTCTTGCCTGTCCAGGGGTCTCTAATACCAGGCTGGATACTTCTAATTTCATCCTGTCCCTTAAGCTTACACTTAAAGATATTAGGTTCATTAGAAGAACCAAGGTCAAGAATGTCATATCTATAAGAACTTGCAGGGCCACCAAGGCTGTGCTGTATCTTATTATTTACAGGGTCATCATAGAATCTATCAATTTCAACCTTAATGTTAAGGCCACTTGCAGTTCTATACTCTGTAAATTGATAACCAGCAGCTAAAGCATTGGGATGCCATCCTGTAGTCTTTCTAATCATGCCAAGATTGTCAGCATTGATAGTAAGGTTAGTCCATCCTGAGATAGTATCATTTACTGCCTTGCTAAACTGCTCAGCACCCTTCATACCAGTTCTAATTACAATAGTTCTGTTCTCTACATCAGGTCTATTATAACACAGGTCATAGAGAGCATCTTCAATCAACTTAAGACTGAAATCATTGTAATAAGAAGTATTGGCAACTTCAAGTTGAGCATAAAGACCATCACCCATTCTAATAGCTTCCCCTGACTTACCAAAGTTCAGATATTCACCATTAGCATTTTGGTTTGAAGTACCCCAAGCCATAGCAATGTTCTTATAGTCTTGCCATTGCTTCTCAAGTACATAGTCTTCAGTGTGCATCCACAGGGTAGTTGTAGTGTGTCTAGTGCCATCCTGAGATTCCATAGGAACACCAACTGCAGTCTTTGCATTAAGAAGAGCACCTGATACCTTATGCTTAATTCTCAAAGTAGTCCATTCATTACTCATGGATACAGGAGAATTAAATCTCACACCACCTACACTTCTTGACAGCTCTCTTTCTACAGGAGCAAAGCCTACAGAGAATCTCTCACCAGATTGGAGTCTTTCACCAGGAACACCAGTAGTGTTACCTCCCATCAGCTCAACCTTATAAACATAGTGAGTTCCTTCTACCTTAGCATCTTCAAGAATCCTAAAAGGATAAACCTGGTTAAGATTACCAAAGATTACTTCGCCATCAAAGAAGTAGTGCTCAGCAAATACCAAATAGAAGGGTTCTGTTCCAGCACCAGCAGTAACATTAGCTGTTATTACTATGCCATTTAAATCTCTAGCTTCTAAAAGAGGAATATTTCTTCTAACAGAACCAATTACATCCCAGTAATATCTGTCATCATTCTCAAATTCCTTCACAGTCAGACCAGACAGCAATGAATCAAGAGAAGCACCTCTCTTAGCAGCAAAAAGTTCAACCATTAAATTTGATACCTTTTGAGGCTCCATTCTAAAAACAGGGTTAGAATAGATATGGTTCAACTTACTAACTTTAGGTGCCCAACCTTGGAAGCCAACTGTCTGAAATTTATTCAGTTGTCCTGCCATAAATTGTAATATTATAAAACATTAAACACTTAGTTTCCATCCTTTGAAAAGAGACTCAGGGTCAGTGTCACCACTATTATTAGCTAATGACAGATTGCCACCTCTAAAATCTTGACTACTCTTTAAAGTATTTTCAAGATTTCTAAGACTTTTCTTTGTCTCTTTTTTTACTTTATCAGTAACAAGTCTGTCTATGTTCTTAAATCCATCAGTGAGAACAAACAACAGACCTACATTCTTTAAGAAATCAGTTCTATGTTCAAGCTCATACTTCTGTACTGCTGTAAGCTTATCACCAGAGTCGGGGTCAGTATATACAGGTTTCATAATACTGTCATATACTTTCTGTCTGGTATTCTTATCTACCTTGACCTCACCAAATGCAGTGTCTTCTTCAAGAATAGATTTTCTAAGTGCTTCAGACTGTTGCTTGAACTTCTCCTGCTCTTCTTGTGCTTCTTTCTTAGCTTTATCAAGCACAGATTGATACTGCTCTTTATAGAAAGTTTTGTTATCCTCAAGGGCCTCTTTTGCATCTTCAAGGTCAGTACCAGCTTTAAAAGATTTATCAACCATCTTCATAGCTCTTTCCTTTGAATAGCCCTTGTTAATACAATCTTGATAAATTAAATTCTTTCTAAGATTCTCACCTTCTTCATCCTCAGAGTTAAGTTTATCCTCTGTAACTCCATCAAGTATTCCAATAAATCTTTCATACTTTTGAATTTCAGTAGGTTCTACTCCAAGGTTTAATGCTTCACTAACTCTCTTTTGTTGTTCATCAAGTTGACTTTTAATTTGATTAGAGATAGCTTCTGCAAAATCTTCAGCAGTTTTAATCTTAGAGAGTTCTCCTTCATCAAGGTTTTGAAGGATACCATCTTCTACAAGAGCATTGGCAATGGAAGAGTAGAAGTTGGAAGAGGAACCACTAGTAGAAGTGGTATCCTTCTTTTCCTTTGTTTCTTCTTCACTACCTACGCTCTCTGACAAATCTTCATCAAATAGTTCATTAAGATTTGCCTCAGTAGTTTCGACTATTTCTTTTTCAGAAGAGCCTTCTTTTTCTTCCTTTTCAGGTTCCTTCTTAGGCTCTTCTTCTTGTATTTTTTCATTAGAGAAAAGACCATTAATTTGGTCTTCACTCAGTATATTATCCAAAGATAACTCATCCATAATTCCTCTTATTTAAACTTCTGTGCAAAGTTAATAATAATGGGAAATATATGAAAGAGTTTTAATAGTTTACTAATATAATATATAATACTATTATTATACAAAAATAGGGAAGACAATTTAATACCTTCCC